TCCAAATCTTGTCACCACTTACGAAAGTAGAGAAAGTCAAAGTTACATCAGTTCTTGAACTTACAGAAGAAAATAAATCTTCTACGTTTACACCAGCAGCAGCAGATTCGATAACCGCTAAACCATCTGTTGATACTGACCAAGAACGAAGTCCTTGAATTTGAGCCGCCCATCCGCCACTATCTTTTGTAGTAGAATCTGGTAAGTCTGTTGATACTGATAAAGAACAAGATGTAGAGTGAGCTACAGCTACTCCACCTATCTTTACTACCAATAGGGTTCCGTTAAATACACCAGTTGTTGCCATTTTATTTGTTTTTTTATGTTATTTATGTTGTTTGAGTTACAAAGTGGTCTACCACTATAACTCTTCTAAAAATATATGTTTCTTCTACATAGTCAAAAGTAGCCTGGTTTGATACCATATTCCTTGTAACTATTTTGAAATCTGGAGAAGCATCTGGGTAATCTGCAGGAGCTACTCCTATGATTTCCAATAAGCCATTAGCCCATTCATCTACTGATTTTTGACCTACCTCTCCAGACTTAAATGTCCTATATACAATGTCAAACTGTATGCTTACATCAAAGTTATAGCTTGTTTTGTCGCTATTCTCTACTGATGTCTGTGAGCTTATTAACAAGAATGGAGGCTCGGCACCATCTGGAGCTATGGTATCATATACCGATAACTCGTAGGCGTTAGCATTTATCTTGTCGAAATAAGCCTTTCGTATAGCATATCCGCAGTCTTTCATTATCCTTCTACCTCTACTTCTTTAGAATCCGTTTGTTGGCCATTTTGAGCCTCATTTAGCTCACCAAAGAACTTAATAAGGGGTAAGCCATACTTTGTCGGTAACTCTTGAAAAAAGCCATCTAATTGCTTAATTTGCTCTTCATTTAGTGTAATAGTCATATTTGGTTATTTTTTACAAATTTAGGTAAAATATCCTTAATAAATTATCCAATCTTTACTGCTATCCAAGCACGACCATCTTCCATTATTTTCCAAACCTTACCAACACTTAATTGGTATTGTTCAAATGTTGGATTAGTTATTGCTTGACCGCTTATTTTACCATTTAATTCTATTGGTATGATATAATCTCCTACTTGAGCATTTAATACATTACAAGGTACTTGACCACTAAATGCTATTCTATCTACTTTTGACCTTGCTTGTTGATACCTTGCTTCAAACTCATCTTTTTCTTCTTGAGTAGCATCTTCTAAAGGTCTAATTTCATTAAACCAAGTATCTCCACCTATATAAGATGGGTCAGTTGATTTTACTACAAATGATTTAGAATTTGTAAAAATATTAGTAATTAAACCATTTTCATCAACTCCTACAATATCCCCTTTTGCAATGTTATCTTCTATTGCTTTTGTCATATATTCCGCATAGTCAGCACCACTTGCATTAATTGTACCGCCGGCATTTATAGAACGATTTGTACCTGAATTTTTACCTAGAGAATATCCCGTTGCCGCTGCATTTGGTGGCCCATCCGCAGTAATATACATTGTATGCACATAACCAGCACTATCATGATTTGTACTAAATAAAACTTGTCCTTGCGAAGATGAAGTTCTTACTATATATAAAGGTTGACCGGATGCGGTTATTGATGTCGCACCATCCGATGCGATTCTCATTCGTTCGGTAAGTGATGTACCAGTAGCAAACACAATAGCCGAACTATTTGCAGCAGCTGCTAAACAAATGTCAGTTGCACTTGTTCCAAATCCACTAACACCAGCCCAGTTTGCAGTACCAAGATAAACACTATCTGCACTATTATTTTGTAATATGATACCGCCGCCACCAGTCCTTGTTGAATTTAACAATGCCTGTGTACCAGCAGCAGATATTGAATTAAATGGATAAGTAGCAGATGCACTACCGGCAGCAAATTGCGTTGCCGTTACACTACTTGAGAATGTAGCAGCACCAGTAGATAAAAGAATACTTAAACCTTTTGCACCAGTAGCCCAATCTGTTAAATATAATTTACCATCAGAAGCACCAGCTCCTAAAAATCCATCAGTAGAACCTTTTATTCTTATATTACCATTTGATGCTCCTGCCGTTAATGTACCAGTTGAAGTAACTGCACTACTAAACGTAGCACTTGTACCACTTAAAGCACCAGTAAGCGTACCACCTGCTAAAGGTAGGTAAGCAGCTAAAGCAGTTGTTGTCGCATAAGTGCTTGAGTCTACTGAGCCATCTGCCTTTAAAAACTGAGATGCTGTACCACCACTCTTAACTAAAGTAGTTGCGTTTAAAGTACCTATGATTGTAGCAGCGTTACCACTACCACTTGCTTTGTTTATATATAATCCTTCTCCGTTACCATTCTTAGTGATGTTTAAGGCTATACCGCTTCCGCTTGTATGACCAATAGTAAAAGTATCACCACTACCACTACTTGAGAAGCTACCAGTAGTTCCTATTAATCCTCCAGTCAAAGTGCCACCAGTCAAGTTTAACTTGCTATCAAGTTGAGTTTGTAAAGCACTTGTAACACCAGCTAAATAACCTATCTCTGTAGTTGTTGTAGTCGCACTTGCTGCAATCTTACCACTACCATCAGAAACCAATGCTCTTGATGCAGTTAAGTTGGCAGTTACTACGCTTGATGCACCACCAGTTATAGCAGCTTGTGCTCTTGCTGTAGTAAAGTATTGATTCGTTCCCTCAGCAACATCTGATGTTGTTAAAACTACTGTTCCAGCAAATCCGTTAACTGTTGTAACTGGGAAAGTAATGTTTGTATTAGAAGCACTTGTGATTCTACCCTTGCTATCTACAGCGATTGTAGGCACAGCAGTAGAAGTTCCGTAAGTTGTTGCAGTAACACCAGTGTTAGCTAAAGTTAAGGCAGATGTTACGTTTGCAGAACCATCAAAGCTAACTGACCATGCAGCATCACCACTTGCAGCTATTGTTCTTGCAGTAGACAAAATGTTTGCAGCATTTGCGGTACCAGCTAAGTTACCATCTACGTTAGCAACTAAAGTTGCAACTGTATAACCAGTTCCAGTAGTGTTAACTACGTTTGTAGGTTCATCTACTAAACCACTAAATATCTTAAACTTACCAGCATCAGAAGCGTCTCTGAATAATCCAGTAAACTCTACTCTTTCTTGAACAGCATCATAGTATCTACCATAATATCCAATGTCAACCGCATCTGTTGTGTTGTTAGTGTTAGCTACCTCAAACAATGGGTCTTTAGAAGATATTGATTCTGTGTTTACATAAGTTGCAGTACCATTGATAGTTAAGTTACCGCTTACAACTAAGTTGTTCGGCATTGTAACATCGTTAGTAAATCCTATTGTTGTAGTGTTACCTACAGTTGTAGCTGCTATTTGATTAGCAGTTCCGTTTATTGTTGTTATACCTTGGTCAGTCCAAGTTGCTGTTATCACGTTAGCATCTTGTTGAGTTAGGCTTAAAGTCTTTGTTGATGTACCGCTAACTGCAGCAGATACGATAGAACGGTTATAAGCTATATCGTATTCACCTAATTTAACTGTTGTAGGAATCGCATAACCAGCAGTTAAGCTAAATACACCACTATTGTTAGCATAAGATAATCCAGTTGCAGATGATGATAATGCAAGTCTTGCACGAGCATCTGTGTAATATAAGTTTGTGCCTTCTGCTAAATCTGTTGTTGTTTTTGCAGCTAAAGCACTATTGAATCTTGCTTGTGTATAGTAAAGGTTAGTTCCTTCAGCTAAATTAGTAGTACTCTTATTGCTAAAAGCAGTATCAAATCTTGCTTGAGTGTAATATAGGTTTGTGCCCTCAGCTAAGTTAGTTGTAGTTGAAGCAGCTAAATTAGTTGCAAAATTAGAGTTACCTCTTGCCTCTGTCCAATATAAATTAGTTCCTTCAGCAATGTTTGTAGTAGTCAAAGTAACTGAACCACCTAATGATACCGCTTGACCATTGATTGTTATTGAGCTATTAGTTAAACTTGCGTTTGGAATAGCAGCTAAGTTAAAAACACCAGTTGTGTTATCGTAAGAAAGACCAGTTCCAGCAGTTACGCTTAAGGCAGTTCTTGCTCTTGCGTTAGTGTAATAAAGATTAGTAGAACCTTCTGCTAAATCATTTGTATCACTTGCCGCAAGGTTAGTTGCAAAGTTTGCATTACCTCTTGCTTCCGTAAAATAAAGATTCGTTCCTTCTGCCAAGTTCGTTGTGCTCTTAGCAGCGAAAGCTGAATCAAATCTACCTTGAGTATAGTATAAATTGCTACCTTCTGGTACAACGCTTGTAGTTCCAGTAAAGTTACCAGTTAATGTATTAGCACCATCATTATAAGTCCATGTAATACCAGTACCATTCTTAATTAAGGCAGCAACTGTATCATCAATCAATTCCTTAATCTCTATGCCACCTCCAGTAATAATCAAATCACCAGTTATAGTTAAGTTACCATTAATAGTTGCTGCACCAGTAGAAAGTGATAAAGCAGTATTTACTCCAGCACCGTCTTGAACTGGCTGTAAACTACCACTTACTCCAACATTATTAGCACCAATCTGTAATACTTGTCTATATGTATTTTTTACCGCTTTACCTTGAAGAGTAGCCATTATATTTTAATTTTTTTTATTTTAGTAACCATTTTATATAGTTCTTCCGAAGCCGAGTTAAATAAGAATGGTCTATGGGGCAAATTTACTAAATTTCCATTACTCCGTTTGAAAGTTAATGCATAGGCCTCAAGTTTGTTCATACTTAGGTTTCTATACACTGGAATTTGAAAATCATTACCAGTACCAAACTCGACAAAAGGAGAGTAATTAGATTGTCTACCCATACGACCTCCAGAGCCAACTCTTGCTCCTGCATTCATATTGTAAGGAGTGCTATATATAGAAGCCTTTAATAAACCAGTTTTTCCTCGTGGTGCTCTTTTTTCTGCATTTCTCTCTATTGTTATTACAGATTCATTAATAATTTTCTGTATTTGCTGAGTGATTGCAAATGGTGCCTCTTTTAACCTTTTTGATAGGATAGTTACACTATTACTTTTATCTATTGAAAATGACATTAAGTAGTTTCCCAGGTTGTACTAATATTCTCCCAGAAAGCAGTAATACTATCCCAAGTACCAACTCTCTTTAAGGTAGAACAAGTGATTCTTAAATAGTTATGGCTGTCAAACTCATCTATAACACTGCTAATCAAGTAGATATTACCTTCAAAAGCAATAGTAAGGTCATTAGAAATAGAGATACTATTGGCATCCCTTATCCTAAAAACAATGTTATCTGATATAGAATCCTTACCAGCTATGTTTGTTTTGTTTTGATTATCTCTAAATATCTCAGCCCAACAAGTATAGTAGTCAACATCAGTTAAGACTTGACCACCAGCACCATCAGATTCCGATGTCTTAGATTGGAAAGTAATCCTATTTTTAAGTCTACTTATCATTATAATATTATGCTTACTCGTTTAAAAGGCTTCATTAATTCGTATGCAGATGCTATGTTAGCATTTGGCTTACTATCCTCTACAGATGATTCTCTGTAATCATACAAGTCAGCAAGTATCTTATACAAGGCTGTTTTCATAACTGCAGGAGTAGTCGCATAACCACAAGTGTAGGTAAACCTAAACTCCATGTGACTAAAAGCAGTCATATACAGCTTCTTGTAAGTTGTGCCTAAAACATTATACTGAGGAACGGTAATTTCTATCCATTCTTCATTATCCCAATATTCAACCTTAGTAATATTATTGATTGGTGCGTATGGAAGTTCTAAGAACTCATCCACATAAGCTACTACTTGCAATGTACGAGCCGTCATAGCAACACCAGCATATTTCTCTAATCTAACCCTTGCAGAAGTGATTAAAGAGCTAATTAAGTCGTTATCATCATCAAAGTCAACCTTTAGATAGTTCTTAGCTTCAGACAATGTTATTGGTTCTGAAACTGGCTCTACTGTGGTTGTGACATCCCTTATAATCTGCATATACCATTATTTTTACAAAAATAACTAAAATATAGTAGACATAAAAAAGGGGCAGCTTTTGGCCCCCCTTTATATTTGAGTTAATCTAAGATTAAGCTACGTTACCGAAATCACCATATACAAACGCACCAGCGTAGTAGATAGGGAATGCGATTCTTGCCTCAACACGAACTGTAATCATGTTCTCAACAGCGTTGTTACCATCTTGGTCAAAGAATTGAACAGAGATACCATTACGTTGCATGATTTGAGCACCCATTGACCAGTCTCCTACTAAGAACTTATCAGCAGTGATTGCTGTAGACTTGAAGATAGGAATACCAGCGATAGATAATTGACCATCAGTTGTAACCACTGTAGAACCTGGTAAAGAGTACGCAGAGTTCACATTCTTAGTGTTTACGATGTTAGCCCAATCTGAAGGGTTAATCAAGATACCAGTTGCAGAGTAGTTACTTGCTTCAACTTGTGCAATAGCTTGTACTAATTGCTCAACGTCAACTGTAGCAGCACCACTGAAAGCAGAAGCTACACCAGTCAAACCTTGCAAGTTAACACCAGAACCAGAACCGAATAATAACTGAGCATCTTCAGCTACTAAGTATTTCTCTAACAAACGAGATTGTAAGAAAGAAGTCATAGCAGGAACGTCATCTAACATTTGGCGAGAGATTTTAACGTAACCAGCGATAACTTGTGCAGGAGCATTAACCATGCTGATATCGAAATCAACTTGAGCTTTTGCACTACCTTGAGTTTGGTTAGCAGGAGCACCTTCACCACCAGTTTCTTGAGGGAAAGTAAATAATCCTTGAGAGATTGTACCTACTGGTAACAAACTTCTAACGTGAATTTTACGAGAAGGTAAACCGTAAACTTGATTAGCATACTACTTGGAATATCTCCAGTTAAGTTAGCTGCTTCAGTCATGTTACCTACTGCTTTAGTGTCCATAATGAAAGAAGTGTTCTTCATTTCACCACGACCTAATTTTGCGATGTTATCCGCATTCTTTTCAATTTGCTCACCTAAAGTGGCATTGAAACCTTTAAATTGATTTTCGTTCATTGTCTTACGATTGCTTTTTGCCTCTAATTTGTCTGCAGCATCTTTAACTACAGAGATTTGAGATTTTAATTCTTCTAATTCAGTTTTTAAGCCTTCTACTGCTACTGCACTTTCAGCTTTTGCATTTTCGATTGCTCCAGATACTTCTGTTTTGATGCCTTCGAATGCACTTTTAATTTCTTCTACCATTAGTTGAAAATTTTAAATGATTGTAAATATTTGTTTACCTCAATTTCAATGGAAACCATCGGGTCTTCTTCTTCTTCCAATGCCTCATCTTCTGATTCACCTACTGGTTGCAACTCAGTTGGAGCATCTACTGGCGGTTGTTCTTCCGAAGCGACTGATTCATCTTCTTCCATCTCAGCGAGATATTGTTGTAATTGCTTGAGCTTTAACTCTAACAAACCAAAAGTTTCATCAGTATAGAAACCATTTCTCAATGACTTGATAGTTTTAGCTATCTCATCAATTAGAGTTGACTTGATTTCAGACTTAACCATAACGGTTGGCGTATTAGAATTGGCACCCCATAAAACTGAGGAACCTTCAAACAATTTAATTTCTTGAATCTCGTTATATCCAGATTTAGCTTGAGACTTTACAGTCTGGAATCCAATGCTATGCTCTGTGATATGACCGTCTTTATACAGCTCATAAGTATCTCTACCTAAAGTTGTATTAGGCATCTTAACGATTGCCTTTAAACCAAAAGCATCTTCCACCAATTCCTTTGGCTTAGCTACTGGTTTGTCGGTAGAGTGGTTAAACAAGTGCCAGATTCTATTCTTTGCTTGTGGGCCATTCTCTTTAATAGACTTTGTAAATGAGCCTGGCATGATTACATCGCCATCGCTATCTACATTACCAAACGCAGAATAGTAAACCTCAATGGTTCTTGTGTCATCAGCCATATCGACTGGTGCACCACTAACTGCTTTCTTGTTATAAAAATTACTCATATATTTTTGTTTAAGCAATAAACACAGTACAACATCTACAGTTACAATTATTCATTGCACCTCCGTTTGCATCATGTGCGTATTGCATCTCAATTACTCCTCTATCTGGCGTATTCACAAGGAACGGCTGATTAATAGGTATTCTTACTCCACCTGCATCTGGATTGGTTTGTCTATCCAATGCCCTATGCCAACTTCTATACCTATTATTCTTAGCAGGATAATCTGCTGCCACCCATTGCTTCAGCAAAGGTATGTTAACAAATTTAACTGCACCCATCATACCAGCACTTAATGCTTGATGTGATTCCGTTCTTGCAATCAGCAGACTCCTTGCGTTGTTAATTTTACCTTCTTGTAGGTTTTTAATCGCAAGTGAATTAACCTCGTTAAGACTCAAGTTATTTTCTTGTCCGTATCTAATAGAGCCGTTCAATATCCTTGTAATCTCATTCTTGGTAGTATTTTCAATTCCGTACATCTTAGTTCCGCTATAGGTTGTCCAATAAGACAACATAAAAGCCAACCATTCATCCATGATGTTCAGAGGGTCTAAATCTACTGATTCTGCTTTTTTAAACTTGTCAAATATCTTTTCATACGTCATGGCAGTATATCCACCAGTCGTCTCGTACAAAGTTCGTAAAATATTATTAATCTCTTTGCCGTCAAACAACGCATTCTGATTATTGATAGTTTGCTGAACTCCATAATCCTTAACCAACTGAGCAGCCTTGTCAAAGTCAGATTGTAAAGCAGCCAATATTTTAGGCTGATACTCTCTTACTGACTTCCTTGCAATCTTTTGCTGCAAAGCGAACTGCTGAGAAGGAGTAACTATCTTAGCCATTATTCTTTTCCGTCTATAGCTTCAATCATTTTTCCTGCTGCTGCAAACACACCTTTTAGTCCGTTTTGTGCCGACCTTTGTCTGATTGCTCGTAATCCTTCCCTATCAACTGTTTTAAAATCAGAAGTATATATGTAGCCATAGTGTCCTTTAGTTTCTTTGTCCATAGCGGTATCAACACCTAAAAACCATTTAGAGAACTCATCCCATCCATTCTCCTCGATGTAAGCATTCTCCATCTCTACAGATGGTCTTTCCCAAGATGATGGCTTAGTAACGTCACCACTTGAGATTAAGCTGTTTGCATGACTGATACCTTTTGGGTTAGTCTTGTTTACTCGCTTCTCTGATAAATTATCTTCTACAACCTTAAAGGCTTCATCAAATGATTTAAGTTCCATAGTTTTTATTTTGAAGGGTCGTAAGCCCAGTTCTTTAATGATATATCTCTTTTAGAAGGGCATCCTTCTGATGCTGGTTCTCCTTGTTCTGCTCCTTTCATTCTGCTTACAAAGCTGATTGTTCTGTTAGCATCTTCTATGTCCTTAGATGTCCACTCTTCTTTGCTCTTAGACAACAATCTTAAATTCCTTTCTATCGGTGCTCTGTCTAAAGATGCTTTCTTTGAACATTCTGTCTTAGACCAGGCTTCTAATTCTGCATAGCCCATGTTAGTCACAGACTTGTACTTAGAGTAAACCTCATCTAACTTTTCACTCTTGCTCAAAAAAAAACCTTCGTTCTTCACTGGCGGTATATTGTAATCTCCTTGTTGTTTAGCATAGC